AATGTTGTCCAAGTTAGTTCCAAGCATTTTTGCCTTAGCAGCTGCGGCAATAAGTTCTTTTGTATTACCTTTGAATGAAACCATCACTTCTTTCGATATACCAGCAAGAACTTTCATTGCATTTTTACTACCCATTGCACCACCAGCAACTTTTATTGCCTCACCGGCTAACGTTGCCATGGATTTACCACTCATAATTGATAACGTTTTTACATTATCAACTTCATCCGCACTTAAACCAAACTTTTCAGTAAGTAATGTTGCATCTTTTACCATACCTTGAACGTATTTACCGGCAGGTCCGCTACTTGTCATAAACTTTTTAAGATCAACACCACCCATACTTTCACTTAACATGGCAACATTCTTTACAACCTCTTTGGCATTAACACCAACCATTTTCATTTCTTTGGACATTTTAGCAGATGCATCGTATGCAGCAACCGCTTCTTTTTTAGTTCCACCTAATGATTTCTGTGTTTCTGAAATGGAAGCATCAACATCACCAAATGCTGCAACTATCAAACCAACTACGGCAAGAACACCAAATATAGCAGCTTGTGGACCAGATATGAGTGCCATACCGAATGATTTTGCACCACCTATCATTGCCTTAAACCCAGCCATACCACCTTGTTGAAATCCTGTTGTTATGCTTGTTAATGTATTCCCCAAATTTTGCTGAATGTTATCTTTCATTTTATCAAAACCAAATGTTTTCAATAAAACTCCAGATCCTGGAAGTTTTTTTACTGCTCCCTCTACCCCATCAAATACTTTATTCAAACCGGTGCCGTCAACCAGTTCTTTCATTTCTTTTTGTTTTTCTATTATTTGTTTTTGCATTTCTGCATCTTTTGCATTCAACATATTGGCTTCATTCTTTGCCGCAATTATTGTTTCCAACCCCTCTTTTTGTTTCATAAAGAAATCTAATGCAACTTGATCTCCCTTTGCCATTGCCTGTTGAATATCTATTTCAATGTTTTTTAGACCAACCGCTTCTCTATCGGTTGATAACTTCTTAAATGATCCTTTTGCGGCTTCCTCTGATGCAGCAACTATATCGTTTTGCACTTCGGACATAAGTGCACTGGTTTCAAAGTTCAGTTTCATCAGACGATATATCTTTTGTTGCTCCTGAGCATTTGCAGTTGCAGCTTCTTCCGTTAATTGTTTACGAGTTTCTAACGTATTTGTAATATATCCATCTAATTTTAATTGAGCTTCTGATGATTTCAGTATTTCTTTTGCTTTTGATCCACCTGATTCTTTATTCTTTTTTATATCTATTTCGTATCTGTTTATGTCTTTTTGAATTGCAACAATACTATCTTGTGTTATTTTTATTTTTTCAGACTCTTTGATAAGGTTTTCACTTTCCTTAACCATCTCTTTTGTAAAATCAACAGAATCTTGTTGTAAATCAAGTATACTTTTACTTATGTCTTGTCTTTTTTCGTCTGATTCAAATACCTTACCATTTAGATCGACTATCTCTTTTGATATTCCCCTTTTCTCTTTTTCCAAATCCAACATTTTGAATTGAATGTTGGCTGCCTCTTTCAAATTAACAACATCTTCCGATGAAAGAATTTTAAGTCTTTCTCGTAACGATATGAGTTCTTTTGTAATTTCTGCCTCAGCTTTTCTTAAATTACTGATTTCTTCGGCAGCTTTTTTATCTAATTCTTCAGCCATTTATTCACATAAAAATTAAAAAAAAGGTTCGTATACATAAATATACGAACCCACAATTATTTTCTATTAAACATAGGTTTTGAAACTTTATTAGTAGATTTTGAACTACCTTCTTGCATTTTGTTATTTTGTTCTTCAACAAATTTTGATATTTGACGAATATAAAATCTGCGAAGATAAATGGGCATCTCATAAACTTCATTCCAAGTAAACCCACCTTGACCGTGATAACAAAGACTAAAAATTTCTTCGTGTAAACCTAACTTATACTCAATTCCCAGGCCAAAAAAATGAAATTCCCATTGGGATGTCTAACTCCTTCACCTCTCCGGTTGTGTCCGAAATGAATGTATATGTTAAATCAAGGTCAGGTGATATTGATTTCATATACTGTCTTAACGCTCTTGAATCAGCAGCAAATAATTCATTATCTACAAAATTATTTATAGTTGCTCTTCCGGCTTCACCATCAACTGCAATAATAAAATGTTTGAGTCTAGTTGTTAATTCTTTATCAATTCCTGATCTTGCAAAACTTTTATTGGTGGCTTTTATTTCGGATTGAATTTCTTTCTCCAGTCTGTGAGTCATAAGTCTGAATGTTACAACTCTCTTTGAATTTGGTAATTCAAAATCAAATTCATTTTTGCGGTTCTGAAATAAGCTATAATCGACCTCCTTGTGCTCGATTTCAGTTAAATCTATTGTTAATTTTTGTTTTGTACCGGGAGAAAATGGATCTTCAACTTCAACTACATAATCTTTGCCATAACCTAAAATCCTTGCAGCGACCATGATTGCATTCTTATCACCAACATACAAATCATTGTAATCTATTGGTGTAACAATCATAGACTCAAACAATTTATCTAATACCACACCTTGTTTAATAAGGTTTTGTGAAGTCAATATATCTTCTTCACGAGCAGTCATATATTTCATTTCAATAACGCCCTCTGCTAAAGGATTTCCTTCTGGATACAATAATCCACGAGATGGCAAAGGTATAATTTCTGTTGGAAATTTTGATTTTTTTACTTCGGTCTGTTTATGTTCCGAAAGAAGTTGTGCCTTGATGTCAGCATCTGAAACGGTTTCTTCTGTGGGTAATTCATACCCAGTTGGAATTTTTGTCATAACTTAAATCCTATAACATTGTTTGTAATAAAACGTTTTAATTTACTAATATAAATATGGGTATACCGAAAAAATCAGTATACCCGTATTTTTTAATTCAATTTCAATATGATAATACAGTTTGTATTAGTATTGTAGGATAGCATAATCGTATGCAAGTGTGAGAGAAATCTCAACAAAAGCATCAGAAGACCAATCCATATCACCGAATGTTGTACCAGTGATAAATGCACCTTTAAGCGTCCATTCTTCAATCTTATCACCAACAGGACCAAGAACATGAAGTGTTATATCTTTCTTATAGAAGTCAGAATAACCATCACGACCGGTAACTGATTCGTGTGACAAACGTACCCATTCCATTACTGCCTGAGCAGCAGACGGTACAATAGGATCATACAATTTAATAGAAACATCTTGCCATTCGCCCTTACCTTTGACTTTACGCTTAATGTTGATATGATCCAATGTAATCGGGTTAAAACTGATATTTGGGCGACCTGCACCTTTTACCAAATAAGCAGGAACACCTTCAATATACATAATAAATCGATTTTGTAATTTCGGCTCAAACGGGGTAAAAAATACTTCCGTGGGATCAAGTAATTCAGCCATTTATATCTCCAAATTAAAATTATTCTTTTACATAAATATAAAACTTTGAAAAAAATATGGGGAGTGTTTTTCAACTCCCCACTTAAATCAATTAAGCACCGGGAAACGCCGCACCAGTAGACTGAATGTTGAAATCAAGTATGATAAATTCAGCTGTTTTTGCAGGTTGTAGATACAATTGTCCATAAAGAATGTTACGGTCAATAATATCCGGTGTATTGTTACTTTCATCCATGATAACACGGAACGCATACAAACCTTGACGTTGTTGAATTGATTCAAGATATGGGTTCACAATGTTCAAGAAACGAGTTCTTGTTTGTGATGTGTTTTGTTCAAACACGAGGTATCTTGTAGAAGAAGCAATAAACTTCTTAGCTGCAATCAACAATCTACGAACATTGATACGGTCAAGAGCAGATGGACGACCTTGAAGTGTCTTCTGACCCCATACACATACTCCAGTTGCAGGGAATACTGCAATAGGATTGATACGACCTTCATACAATGTATCTCTTTCGGCTTGTGTCAAACGAGTTTTTACTTCAACAACCTCTGTGAGACCACCACGATTCAAACCAGCAGGAGCGAACCATTCAGCAGAAACACGGTCATTGAACGCAATAACACCAGGAAGAACCACAGATGGTGGAACCCATATTGGTTTGTTTCTATCGAAATCAATAATTTTAACCCAAGGATAATAAGTTGCAGCGTAGTTTGTATCAAGACCTTCCGATGTTGATGTTGCACTTGCAATGTTATCATTTATTCCTGTTGAATCCATTACATAGAATGTATCACCACGATTTTCACACATATCAATGGCATATGTTGTTGCCGCAGAATGTAATGAATGTAATACACCTGGCATAGAAATCAAGTTAATATCAAATTCATCAGCGTTAGAAATAGCATCTATTGCCTTTTTGTAAGCAACATATCCATCTGCGGATGAATTTGAAATATCAAATCCTTGTGTGTTACCAGCTTCAATATATGTTCCAGTTTTCTTTTGGAGATTTGGTTTGTGACCGTCAAATCCACCTTGGAATGGCAACATAAATTTACGTGAATCGAGTGCAGTATTTGTAGACAAATCTATTGATGAACTATAAGCAGTTGCACTTGATGGGAAACTAGCAGCAGGATTTTGTTGATAATCACCCAAATAGAAATCTGAATTTGAACCAGTTGTTTGAACATCTGAAACCGGAAGTGGTCTCAAATAGTTAAAGTTATCTGTGTTTGAGAAATCATAATCAAATCCCCAATACACACGTCTGTTATACGCACCAGCAACTGTTTGATCAGTTACATAAGATGCAGCAGGTGGTTGTGTAAATGCGGATGGTATAGGTGATTTCAAAGCACGGAAACCAAATGGAACCAAACTAGGAGCAGTTGCAGCATTTGTAACTGCCTCTGTCACTTCTACACGAATATATTTTGATTTATTTGAATAATCGCCATTAACAACAACTTTACCTTCATCGGTAATTGTTATGTATCTATCACCAATAACTCTTGAAATAAATTTTGGAGAATTTGGATCGAGGTTACACTTAAATGTTTCCACGATTGATGGACGAATATCTTCGTCTTCATAATTAAATGGTGTCTGTGGAAGTTTAGATTGATCAACATATCTAACAACAACATCAAAATCACCATACTCAGATCCTGCAATAGTACCAGCGGCACGAATGTTTGCAATACCAACCTTTACTTCATAGTTAGAATGAACACCATGAGAAAGTGTATGGAAACGGAACAAATCTGATTTGATAGCACCGATTTTTTGTGAAGTAACCCAAGGAGTAGATGCTTCCAAATAATCTTGCAAGAAGTCCCAAGGAGCACCACTTGATCCAGTTTCAATCAATACAGTTGTTAAAGGATCAGCAGCGATTGATGCAGATGCCTGTTGTCTAAAATTAACATAATTGTAAACTGCGTGTGTACCGTATGGGTTATATCCATACAAGTTTCCAATATATGAAGTGTTTTCAGGATCGATTGATGAACTGAAAGGAACACCGTCTTCATTTAAGGCATTTGTAAAGAATGAAGTATCTGTTGTAAAGTCACCAGCAACTGTCAATACAAAACTACCACTTGCATTTGCAGTAACAGTTGAGTCAGCAAACAATGATGTTGAATCACCACTGGTAACAACAAAAGTTGGATGTAACATAGAAATCAATTTTTTACCCCATGATCCAGTTGCAACAAGTGCAATAGGATGAACCAAAGAGTAACCACCTGTACCCATAACTCTAACTATTGTTGCACTACCTGCATTGTTCAAATAGTTTTTAGCTGTATAGGGGAGGTATGATTGTTCAAATGTTCCACCGAATTTTGTTAAATAGTCTCCATATCCTTGAACTATGGTAGGGACAAATGCAGGTCCCTTTAGCGTTGGTCCTATGAGTGCAGCACCAATTTGACCAATACCCTGTTGAAGGAATGACAGGTCATTTTCATTAGTAAACACGCCAGGACTTACAATTCTTTCATTAGCCACTTATTATCTCCAAAAAATTATAGAATTAAGTCTTCATATAAATATGAAGCAAAAAATCCAAACTACGAACCAGACGGAATAAATTTACCGGAGTCTATATCCAAAATACCATCACCGTATTTCTCGTTCAAAGATTTAACAAGTGTTTGTTCTTGATCCTGCAAGGAATTGTAGTCTGTGAATAATTTTTCTCTCAATTCCTTAATTTGATCCAATCTTTTCGATAACATATGCAACTCTATCTCAACTTGACCAATTTGTGCAGTTGTTCTTGCATATTGTGATTGTAAATTTTTAACTGCGATAACATCATCTTCGGAAAAATTCTGTTCAGTTTTGTTTGATGTAACTTCGTCTGCCATAAAAACCTCTTAATTAAAATATAAAATGTAACAACTATAAATATGTAAAAAAATATCGAAACCTATTTTGTTCTATCAAATTCATCTGGATAAACTCCAGGTGATCCTTTTACTGATTTATCAGCAAATCTTTTCATTTTTTCTTGATAGTATCTCAATTCTTCATCTGTTTGTTTATTAAGTTTACCAAAATCATTTTCAGTTTTACCAACTTTGTTTACAAGTCTTGTATCGGAATTAGATAGTGAAAACTCATCTGTATTTTGTGTAAGTTCTGAATTTTCTCTCGCAAGAATTGAATTTACATCGCCGAATGCTTCGGAAGTAAAAACTATTTTATTTGCAGTTACCAACCTTTTTGTTGTTGTTTCGGTTGCAATGTCTTTTGGTAAAAGATATGCGTGTGTAATTATTTGGAAAGAAGCACGAACAACACGGTCTTGACCGGTTGTATTACTGTCTTCCATTGATATACTATCCATGTTTGTAGAAAATTTGAAAAAGTTTTTATCACCAAATGACTGTCCACTAAAATATACGAAATTTTCTACAATATAGTTTAATTGATTTTGATATTCACACCAAACAATAAAGTCATACGATATATCAACATAATCCGGAACAGGAGTCATAAAGTATTCGGATGGCCTTTTTGCATCATATTGGGTAGTGAATTTATCATACGGTGTTGTTCTATTGTATTTTTGACGCATATAATATGCAATCTGATTTACATTTGCAACTTTATTTCTACGCATCTCAGATTTAATACTAACACTTGAACGGCGAAAAGTAATTAACGGTGTAATCGTTTTTCCTTTTTTATCCTTTAAGAAACCATCTTTTTGTATTGATGCCCATTTTTCAGAGTTTGCATAAATTGTTGGTACGGTTATATTTTCTCCACCGTCTTCCACTTTTAATTGCATTTTTTGATCTATAAAAGATTTTATTGCAAAATCAACATCATACAGCGTAACTCCAAGACTTCTGGTTTTATCTTTATCACGTCTTACTTGTAAATCCCGTCTATATCCTAAATCAGTTCTTGGATTTTGTATAGAATTTACATCATCTATAAAACTATCACGAGTTCTACGGATTGGTGGTTTTCTATATTTACTTGAATTTTTCATTATATGTTTCTCGGAATATCATTTTCATTGTTTGGTATTGCCGGTCTAAATTCTTCTATCTGTATTCTTGAACGTCTTGTTAAGTGTGTATTAGCAATTATTGAAACATTGTGACCCCATCTTTCAGTTGCAAAAGAATAATCAGGATTTTTTCCACCAAAGAATTGATTTTCTTGAATAGCATCGATTTCCCAATAGTCACCATTGTATTCTAATACATCACCAACTTCTATAAAAATATCAAGTTCTTTCAAATACTCTCGTATAAAGGCAAAATTTGCTGCCTGTTGATAATCTTGTCCAAATTCAGTTCCTTCATAAGTTTGTGCTTGATAATCTATCAAAGCCGGAACTTTTATTGGACTGTGGTAAACTTTCTTATCGGACTCATTGTATAGATTTGTTTTTGTATTTTCAATGGAAAGTTTATAGACAGCAACTTCCGTATCTATTATGTCTGCTATCAATTCCATATTAAATTTATGAACAAGACTAGCATCTCTCCTTCCGTGAAATAATGGCATGATATTATCCTATGTAAATTGCTAAAGGTGTTCCATTGAGACTGGCAGCTAATGCCTCTGTTTCCAATCGTTTTGCCTCTAATAATTTTGAACGTGTCATTGTATCTAACATTGTTCTTAATTGATCAACCAATGCCTGTTTCTCTGTTCCAGCTGCACTTAATAAATCAGCCGCATTTAACGATGTTTCACCGTTTGGAATAGGAATACTGCCATATTTACCACGAATATAACCTAACATTTCTTTCGCCAAAGCAAGACCAAAACTGTATATCCAACTCTTTCCAACAGAATTTATTTGAGAATATGTCATAAAATCATAAGGAGCATTTGACATATCCGATACAGTCCCACCTGGATATTTTAATGGATTACTTCGTTCTTCTTTTACAATATATTCTATCCATAGTTTGAAATCTTTTGTTGGAACCGGAAACATTCTTAATTCATTGTTTATCAATTCAAATGTAAATGCAGATTTACGCATAAGATCATTAAATTCTATCGCTTGAATACGAAGTAAGTCTGCATACATTGGCATCAACATGAACGATACACCAGTTGAATAGGCACCAAAACCAAATGTATCTAACATTGCTTGATTACCCAAATACGGATCATAAAAACGAATAGATGCCGGAGGACCGTAATGATGAACCCTTTTTATCTCAATGGATCCAGTTGGAACTTTTACATCTCGAATTAAAGCATCCAAATTGTATTTTTGTTTTCCAGTCTGTATATCTATTGATGATGAATAGAACTTAACATTTCCGTTTGTAAAAGTTTCACTACCATATTCGGTTGCGAGTTGAATTAAAGGACCCATTCCGGTTGAAATGTTTCGCTGTGTTAAATTTGTTGAAGTAGAAGATCCCATTATACTTAACATATTTTGTTGTATGTTAAATTGATTTACATGGTACGAATACTCATAAACCGCTTCTTCAAAACAAGTATAAAAGTTTACATCTTGTAATTCAACATCAACAAGTGGATAACCCAATCGTTTAGCACACCAATCGGCAAAGGGATCGGCTTCTGCTTGAAATTCAACATCGCTGTCAAATGTTCCAAAGGGTGTGCTTCCAGTTGTAAAACTAGAACTACCAGGCCAAATAGGAATTTCAGTCATTTACTTCTCGGATTTTGTTTCTTCAAAATACTTTAATATATCATCAACAATAGGATGACGGTGGTTTGTTTTCAATTCATAAACCCCCAATCCATTTATTTTATCCTTCATATTAAATAAATATGGAAGACCAGAATCTTTTTTCTGTTTTAAGTCTATTTGAGATATATCACCAGTTAGCATCATTTTTGAATTGATACCAAGGCGGGATAATATCATTTCCATTTGTGCCTTTGTTACGTTCTGTGATTCATCAACGATAACACAAGCATTTACAAATGTTCTACCACGAAGAAATGAAATAGGAGCAATTTCTATTTTATCTTCCATCATCAATTTTTCAATCTTCTCCTTATGATACAGTTGAAACATATTCGCCTGTATAGGAGACAACCAAGGATCCATTTTCTCTTTTATATTTCCAGGAAGAAATCCCAAGTCTTCATTTGACACAGTTGGTCTTGTTATTATTATTTTTTCAACTTCACGATAAAAGAAACATTCAAGAGCAATTTGTGTTGCTAATAATGTTTTTCCTGAACCAGCTTTCCCAACAAATACTGAAATGTCATCACGAAGAGCATCTGCCTTTATTCTCTTTTGTTCTTCGTTCAATGTTAATTGAAACTGTATTTTATTTTTTATAGTTTTTCTTCCTTTTTTTATTCCCGATGTATTTAGACTTGAACTTTCTTCTTCACTCAACAAATGTTCTCTGTTATCTGTTTCCTCGTTATGTTCAGAACTCATAATGGCTCCTATAATAATTTAGAAAGGGTGTCTCCCATAGATTTTACGTCTGCTTCGATTTTAGAAAATACATTATCTAATTTCTCAGCTTTATGGGTCCATTCAAAACCTACAATGGCAATAAATTCCGAACCTTTTTTTATCGGATATACTACCGCTGATTTAGACCCTCTCTGTGAAAAAAATGCTTTAGTTATTAAGTCCTCGATATTATCTACAACAGGATATACCGCCTTATGATTTACTACATCTTCTACAAAGTTGGAATAAAGTGACATCGGTAAGTTTTGATATTGCTTAAACTCCGTGCTAACACCTTCTTCGAGTGACTCGAATGATGTTGAGAGTTTGGTCATAGATTTGCCTGTTTTGTATTTACCACCGTTGTGTCTTTGAAGAATGAATGCACGCTGACAT